GGCATTTTTGATCATTTCTGATCCCTCATGCCAACGGACACCAGATCTTTAAAATTCGATGAAGTTCACAGGCACCTTTCTAAGATTAGAAAGCGAAAGCAGGGTAGTCGAAATCCCTCTTGAAAGAGGGAAGCATCTCTTATCCTCAAGAAATTTATAACCTTTTCAGGTTATTTATTCCTTGATCAGACTTTAAGTAGAGTCTTAAAGACTCTTACTGACAAGTATCTTTCTTGAATCAAGAAAATAGACTCTGTTAGTCTATTACTCTTTATCAAGGAAGATGTATCTCTCATCAAAACTTTGCTATTAGAGGGTCGGTTAGATTATGAAATAGGAACTAAATGACGTCGTTTAAGAAAACAAAAGTTTCCTTATCCTAGTCATCTTCGTCCTATCATTCTCTATATCTCAAGTGATAAGTGTACTTTATGATCAAAGATTGTCATTATGACATTCTTCCATCTTTATAAGTACATGCCAATCCCTCCTGTACATAAATTTTCTACAATTTATGACATTCAGGATCCGGACAATCACTTCTTGAACACAGAACCAGTAGCCAAGGCTATCGTTGAGGAATGACATCGATTGGGTTATACCCTTTCTGATCGTCATTTCCGGGACCGCCTTTCTGATATCACTTTCATGTTGAATCCCGGTCTTATCGACTCGAGAAACTGACAAGTAAAGGGACCAAATGGAAATTCTCTACTATCACGTATTGTTGATTTGATCAACGTTATACTTGATAGAAAGTACTTAAGCCTCCTTGATGAGTTCTCAGCTATTATAATGAGTAAGTCCCCTTATACTCTAAAGGGTCAATTCATTAAGAAGCCGAGAGGCTTATCTTCTTGATTAGGGACCGAGAAATTACAAAGTTTGAAGGATATTCTTCTTAAGAGTGGAAACACTCATATTAAGAATAGTCTTACTCATTGTATTATTCGTCGGTTAACCTATTTTCAAGATGGAGGTGGGAAGTTTCGATATATTGCCCTAGGTGATTGATTCACTCAAGGCCTTTTAAAGACACTTCACCTTGTACTTTTTCGAATTCTTCGTGAGATCCCTCAGGATCTCACATTCGATCAGAGAAAAGTCCGGTCCTTTTATAATAAGTGATACCAAGAGAAAAAGGAAATATATTCCCTTGATCTCTCGGCGGCCACGGATCGTCTTCCGGTTACCCTTCAGGCGATCATTCTGTCTCAATTATTCAAGAATCATTCCTTTGGGAAGATCTGAATAGAGATTATGATTGGTTACCCCTTTTATTTAAAGGAGGATAACCAACTCATTCCGGTCCGCTATGCGCAAGGACAGGGAATAGGGATATATAGATCATGGGCAATACTTGCCCTGACCCACCATATCCTTATCCGCCTAAGAGCCTTACGAGCTGGTTATGATCCGGTTACCTTTCGCGATTATATTGTACTTGGAGATGATGTTATCATTGCCAATGCACTTGTCGCTATTCGGTACCAGGAGATCATGTCAAGTCTTGGTGTAGGGATTAGTTTAACTAAAAGAGTCCTTCCGTCTCCATTGTTTGGAGCGGAATTCGCTTCTAAGATATTCGCTAATGGTGAGGAGTTATCACCCCTACCATTTGGCCTAGTCTTAGAAGGTTCCTCCTTTAGTCTCTTTTCCCTATGGACAGAGATTAGAACCCGTGTTTTACGTTTGCCTGAACATCTCAAATCTAGAGATATGATGACACTAACACACGCTCCTGACTTTGGATCCCTCTTCCCTATTTCAGGGAAGAGTATAATTGGAACAGAGTGGGCATTCTCCGTTTTGTATAATTCATTATACAAGAATGGGAATGTACTCAACCGAAGTGGTTATTTAGTGCCTAATCAGATAAGATTAGGGTTGCTACCTACCTACTTGGGTCAGATTGTCTGAGAACATTGGTCTCTCAGACTCTTTGACAGATTTCATTCAGTACTCAAGGATCGTTTGATCAAGAGTGTGAATAAATCCTTCCAATTAATTAACAAAAACGCAGATGATTTATCTTGTATTACCAAGGTAATCAACCGTGATTTTGCCAAATATCCAACAGCTCGGAGAGAGCTGGCTACTTGGCCCGAGCTTGAAATTTTATTCGGGAGTCCCTACTACATCCTACAGGATGATTGTATACAACTCCTAGAAGAACTATCTGCTCTGCCTAATTACCAGAAATCTGGTTCTCTTGATACTCTCTTATCGGGTGATTTTATCAATCGATTTGAGAGAATCGCAAAGGCCTCTTATGGACCGATGCGCCTCTTTTCAGAGTCGCATCTATCCAAGAGCGGTGGTCTTGTGTGGAAACACAAGATTTCCCGATCTAAATGAAAGTTGATGTGAAAACATCACCTGTTCATGAAGAGTTTTGGTCAGGTCTTTTCTAACCTGACTAACGCCTCTTAGAGATATCTGAATCTTGGAAAGTAACGTAATCCAAGATGGATAACACTGATGAGAGTATTTATATACTCCCATGAGGGGTCGTAACCCTCCCCGTGCGATAGTTGACTACTATCAGGATCCGAAAGGATCCTTTTGGGCAAAAAAAAAAAA